GAATGTCCTATTTGTTTAAATAAAAAAGGTAATTTTTATCTTGCTACTGAAGATTCATCTAGGTTAAAAGACAATAGCAGTTGGTGTTTAGACCATGACCACAAAACAGGAAAGTTTAGGGGATGGTTATGTAATAAGTGTAATTCAGCTTTAGGATTACTTGGAGATAATATTAATTATATACAAAGAGCATTAAAATATTTAGAAGATTGTGAACAAAAGGAAATTAATAATGGCACATAACAATAGAACATTTGATCGTAAGTCTTATAATGAGAATGATGCTAGAGCTAAGAAAGCTATGGTAGATTATCTAAAGTCATTAAGCTTTGAAGATATAGAAGCTAAAGAAGATTTTTACTTCGATGTCTCAGCTAAGAAGGATAAGAATTATTTCTTTGAGGTTGAGATAAAAAATCAGTGGGGTAAAACTTGGAACCCTACATGGAAAGAAGTTCGCATTCCAGAAAGGAAAAGAAGACTAATCCAAAAGAAGAATAAAGAATTTCCCGACCATGAACTTTATTTTGTGGTCTTTAATACTGACTGTACTCAGGCTTGGTTTATAAAAGATGATACAGTTGATAGGTCTGATATAGGTACAATACAAAATTCAAAGAGGGTTGGGGAGCCTCATCTGAAAGAACCTTTCTTTCATATACCTGTGGACGATGCTAAATTAATAGTAATGTAAAGGAACTAAAATGGTAAAACAAAAGAAGAAATTAATTTTATTGGGTGATAGTGTATTCGATAATAAAGTTTACATTAATCCTAATGAAAGAAGTGTGACAGAACACTTACACTCTAAATTAGATTCATCATTATGGGATATCACAGTTCAAGCTGTGGATGGTGCAACTACTGAAACTATTCAGCCTCAATATAATGAAGCTGGTATACATTTTTTAGATAATACTGACACAACTTTTGTTGTAAGTATAGGTGGTAACGATGCTTTAAATTACATTGATAGTTTAGATAAACTTAATTTAGAAATTCTATATGATATTAAGAAAAAGTTTTATTCTGATTATCGTACAGCTATAGATGAAATAGCTGAAACAGGACATCAACTTTATTTATGTACAATATATAATCCAAAGTTTTCTGATCCTATACTACAAAAGAAAGCAGAAGCTGGCCTATCAATATTTAATGATATCATACTAACAACAGCAAGTGATTTATGGGATGACTATGAACATAAGTTTGATAATGTTATGGCCCTTACTAAAAATGCTAAGTATCCTTTAATAGATTTACGTAACATATGCCGAGATGATAAGTCTTTTGCTAATGCCATTGAACCATCTGAATATGGAGGTGATAAAATAACTGATGAAATAATACATAAAATACTTGACAATTAGTACAAGGTGTGCTATACTGTGTACATAATCATAATTGATTATTAATTTTAACTCATGTCACAATAGCGTGACGATAAACAAAGGAAATAGAAATGAACGATCCAATATATATTACAGGTAAATGCCACTATGCTTCCATCACTGAGCCTAACACAAAGTTTGAGCCAGTATGGTCAATTCAAATTGAAGTAGACGAGAATAACCGTTCAGTAATTGAAAGTGCTGGACTACCAATTTCCAACAAAGATGATGATCGTGGAGACTTTGTTACCATTAAGCGTAAGGTCATGCGTAAGGATGGTACTCAACGACAAGGGCCAATAGTAAAAGATTCTCAAAATAATAGTTGGGATGGTAAGTTAATTGCTAATGGTAGTACAGTTAATGTTAAAGCTGTACCGTTTGAGTGGAAGTATGCTGGTAAGTCGGGAGTGTCGGCTGATCTAGCTGCTGTACAGGTTGTAGATTTTATTGAGTATACATCAGGTGCAGATAATGACTTTGAAGTAGTTCCGGGTGGTTATGTAACTGGAAATGCTAATCAAGAAGAAGTTCCTTTCGCTTCTTAATTTTTAACATTGTGTATGGGAGACTTGGGGGTGGAGTTTAGTTGAGTTTTCTCCACCCCATTTTTTTACAATGAAAAATATTGAAACAATAGTCAATGATATTTACGATATCTTTTCTCTTGATCCTATTAAGATGGATGAAAAGGAAGTTGATAAACATATAGATAAATTTGGAGAGATGCTCAAGCTCCATATTAAAGAGTTTATGTATGAGCAACCTAGAACCAGAGGTAATTTAAGACTGTCTGCTATTGGTAAACCTGACAGACAACTCTGGTATGATGTTAATAGTAAACAAGAGATAGAAGATCTTAAACCTAGTACAAGAATTAAATTTCTTTATGGTTATATCTTGGAAGAATTACTTTTGTTATGTTCTTCTATTGCAGGACACACAGTTACTGAACAGCAGAAAGAAGTAGATGTTGAGGGTGTTAAAGGCCATCAAGATTCTATGATAGACGATGTTCTGGTTGATTGTAAGAGTGCATCAAGTTTTAGCTTTAAGAAGTTTAAGAATAATAATCTTCTTGAAGATGATCCCTTTGGTTATATAGCACAGATATCTGCTTATGCTCAAGCTAATGGAGTTGATAAAGCAGCATTCTTAGTTATAGATAAATCAAGTGGGGAAGTATGTCTTACTCCTGTACATTCTATGGAGATGATCAATGCAAAGGAAAGAGTTAAATATCTTAAAGGAATGGTTGGAAATGATCATGTGCCTGATAGGTGTTACGATCCTATTCCTGACGGGGAGTCTGGTAATCTCAAGCTTCCTATTGGTTGTATTTATTGTGGGCATAAGCGAGAGTGTTGGCAAGATGTTAATGATGGTAAAGGTATACGTGCTTTTCGATACTCCAGAGGACTTAACTATCTTACAAAGGTGGCTAAAGAACCTAAAGTCGAAGAGGTAATGAACTGGTAATGCACTGGGACTTTAAAACTAAACCTGATTTAACCAAGTTTGGTTTTGTCTATCGTATTACCAACCTTAAAACTAATCAAGCTTACATAGGTTGCAAACAATATTTTAATTATAAGAAAGGTAAAAAGAAAGCTGAGTCTAACTGGAAATCTTACATGGGATCAAGTCAACACTTACTTGATGACATTGATAAGTTAGGTAAGAAGCAATTTAAGTTTGAGATCATAGCTGAATTTAAAAATAAAAGAAGCTTACGTTACTACGAGTGTTACTACCAGATGAAGTATAATGTTCTGTGTAGTACACTCGAAGGAACAGAAGACCCTGCTTATTATAATAACTATGTAGGTGGGAAATTTTATAGACCTGTTGAAGAATACCATGACAATTTCTAATAAAGAAATTCTTGAAGAAGTAAGTGTAACTTCTTTATCTGAATTAACTGACCATGATTCAAACAGAAATTTATATGTTGCTGTTATTATGAGAGCAATACTTGATGCTTCCAAACCTGAAGAAAAGAATGAGAGTTCAGAAATAAAAACGTACAGAGAGGATGCAAATAATTGGTTATTTAAAGAAATAGGTGCGACCAGTAAAGACTTTGTATTAATATGTGACTTAGCTGGTCTTCCATTTGATAGGGTAAGAACACTTGCCCATAATGTTATAAACTCAGGAGATGAAAATGAAAGGGAAAAACTATACCGATTCCTCTAAACCCTTAGATACACAAGTTGGTGGTAGTCATTATAAAGATTGTGGTATACAGCCAGTAGAATATATACATGCAAATAAGCTTGACTACTTTGAAGGTAATGTGGTAAAATATATAACTCGACATAGAACAAAGGGACAAGGTAAAAAGGATATAGAAAAAGCTATACATTATGCACAGCTAATTCTACAACTAGAGTATAAATAAATATGTATGCTCCTTTAATTGATTCTTTATCTATAGGTAAAAGTAATATACATGGCTATGGAATATTTGCTATCAAAGATATTCCAAAGAATACCAAGTTAGGTTTGAGCCATATTAGAGTAGATGATCTTATGGTACGAACACCTCTTGGTGGGTTTTATAATCATAGTGATAATCCTAACTGTGAAAAATATAGAGTAGGATTAGGGTGGTTTCTAAGAACAATAAAAGATATAACAAGAGGTGAAGAAATCACAGCAACATATACATTTTATAAGATAGAAGAGAAAGGAAAATAATGTTTAAATCAAACCGTAACCCTCAGTTTAGATCAAAGTTTAGTGAAGATATATTTAATACTAAGTACGCTCATGAAGGTGCAGAAACCCTGCATGAGTTAGCTTGTACTCTAGTAGAGGATGTCTGCCAAGATAATTTAAATCGGGATGAGAAGGAAGAACTGATAGATCACATCTCTAATCTACGATTCCTTCCCGGTGGACGTTACCTTTACTATGCAGGGAGAGATAAGAAGTTCTTTAACAACTGCTACCTTCTTAAAGCAGAAGAAGATACAAGAGAAGATTGGGCTAACCTTTCTTGGAAGTCTGAGTCTTGTCTTATGACAGGTGGTGGTATTGGTGTAGACTATTCTGTATACAGGGCTGAAGGACAAACCCTGAAGGGAACTGGTGGTATAGCCAGTGGCCCTTTACCTAAGATGGAGATGATTAATTCCATTGGTCAGAAGGTTATGCAAGGTGGTAGCCGTAGGTCTGCTATCTATGCTTCTCTTAACTGGAAGCATGAAGATGTAAACAAGTTCTTAAAGATAAAGAACTGGTCTGATATGACAGTAGGCACAACAGGACAAACTCTATTTGATATTAAGCAAGATGATTTTAATTTCCCTGCTCCACTTGATATGACAAACATCAGTGTCAACTATGATACTGAGTGGTTACTTAACTATTGGGAAAAAGGAGAAATAGGAAATGTCTTTGAATCTAATTGTAAGCAAGCTCTTAAAACTGGAGAGCCGGGGTTCTCTTTTAACTTCTTTGAGAAAGAAAATGAAACACTTCGTAATGCTTGTACGGAGGTTACGAGTGAGAGCGATAGTGATGTGTGTAATTTGGGGAGCCTTAATTTTGCTAGGATTGATGACCTTAACCAGTTGCAGCAAGTCGTACAGCTTGCGACCAAGTTTCTACTCTGTGGAACCACAAGAGCAGAACTACCCTATGACAAAGTTTATACTGTTCGTCAGGAAAATAGACGTTTGGGATTGGGCCTCATGGGACTTCACGAGTGGCTCATACAACGTAATAACAGATATGAAGCTACCCCCGAATTACATAGGTGGTTTAAAGTATACGAAGCTGAAAGTGATAAAACCTCAAGAGACTTTTCAAAAACCTTATCAGTCTCTCAGCCCGTTGCCGTCAGAGCAGTTGCACCTACAGGAACAATAGGTATACTGGCTGGTACATCTACTGGTGTTGAGCCTATCTTCTCTGTAGCCTATAAGCGTAGGTATCTGAAGAACAAGAGATGGCATTACCAATATGTAGTTGACAGTGCTGCCCAAGAAATGATTGATCTCTATGGTGTTAAGCCTGACAAGATTGAGTCAGCCCTTGATCTCTCCACAGACTATGAACGTAGACTGAGCTTCCAAGCTAACGTCCAAGAGTATGTGGACATGGCTATCTCCTCTACGATTAACCTGCCAGCATGGGGAACAGAGGACAACAATGAAGATAAGGTAGAAGGATTTTCTCAGACCTTGGCTAAGTATGCTCATAGGTTACGTGGCTTTACCTGCTACCCTGATGGGTGTCGTGGTGGTCAACCTTTAACATCTGTCCCATACTCTGAAGCTATCGAGAAGTTAGGTGAAGAGTTTGAAGACAACATTCAAGCCCATGATATCTGTGAGATCAGTAACTCAGGTGGGGTATGTGGAGTTTAACATGGCAAAGATAAAAAACAACAGAGGTAAGATGTCTCATTGCAATACAAAGAAGGAAAGAGATCCTGAATTGGTTAGGCTGTGGAAAAAAAAGCTTGCAAAGAAACAAAAAGTGTAGTATAATATAGTATGGAATGCCAATGGTGGGTTCCATACTATCTTGCTTTTAAAGGAGAAAACTATGAATTATACATTACACACTAAGTCTAGTGATCCATTTTCGCTGAGTGATTTTAGGGATTGGGTCATAGGATATGACAAAGTATTTCAAAAGATGTTGACCTTACCTACAGCGTCAACTCATTCTAATTATCCCCCTCATAATTTAATCGAAGATGGCGAAGGTCAGTACACAATTAGTATGGCTGTTGCTGGTCTTGATAAAGATGACATCAAGATAACTTTAGCAGAACAGAACCTTACGATTGAGTATGATGGTAAGTCCTCTGGTGAACAAGATAAGACTATCTTACATCAGGGTATTGCTCATCGAAGTTTCAAAAAGATATTCCATCTTGCTGAAAACATTGAGGTGAAGGATGCTTCTATGGATAAAGGTTTAATCATTATTAAACTGGAACAGAACATCCCTGAAGAAAAGAAACCTAAAACAATCGAACTTAAATAAAGGAAATACTAATGGGTATTAGTAAAGAGAAGAAGGTGAATACAGTTTTCATAGGATACGATCCTAAAGAAAAGGTTGCAGCCCAAGTACTTAAATATTTAATTGA